AAGAGCCAAGCGCACTGAAATCAAGGCCGATCGGGTGCTCGAGGAGATCGCCCTGGCAGCCTTCCTGGATCCCATCGAGCTGTTCTCCGACGACGGCACCCTGTTGCCGCTCAAGGCCATGCCGCCCAAGGCGCGACGGGCCATCGCCGGCATCGAGGTGGAGGAGATCTTCCAGGGTGCCGGCAAGGAGCGCAAGTGGATCGGCTATCTCAAGAAAGTGAAGCTGGTTAGCAAGGAAGGGACGCTCACCCTGGCTGGCCGGCACCTCAAGATGTTCACCGACAAGTCCGAGCTGGCCGGCCCTGGCGGCGGTCCGCTCCAGGTCACGAACATGGACCTGGCCGGCTGGAGCGATGAGGACCTGGCGCAGCTGCGGGCCCTGATGGCGAAGTACGCGCCGCGGCCGGACCAGGACGGGGAGGACGCATGATCCTGCCCACCCTGGAAGCTATCGACGCCGAGCAGAACCTGCGGGCCAAGCGCTGGAAGCCCTGGCCGGACAAGAACGGAGTCCCACACCCGCAGCGCATGGCCATGGAGACCGAGGCCGACATCCTGTTCTACGGCGGCGCCGCCGGCGGTGGCAAGACCGACCTGCTGCTGGGCACCGCGCGCTACGCGCACACCAGGTCGATCATCTTCCGCCGCGTCTCGCCCAGCCTGCAGGGCATCATCGACCGGTCCAAGGAGATCTACGTCCAGGCCGGCGACGGCGACCTGACGGACTACAACGAGGGCCGGTCGCGCTGGAAGTTCCGCTCCGGCGCCATGATCCGCTTCGGGTCGATGCAGTACGACAGCGATGTGACCGACCACCAGGGCGTCCCCTACGACCTCTACGGCTTCGATGAGATCACCGAGTTCACCGAGAAGCAGTTCCGCTTCGTGACGGGCTGGAACCGCAGCACGAAGGCCGGCCAGCGCTGCCGGGTGATCTGCACGGGCAACCCGCCCACCGACAGCGACGGTGAGTGGGTGCTGCGCTACTGGGGCCCCTGGCTCGATCCCAACCACCCGCACCCGGCCCTCCCTGGTGAGCTGCGCTGGTACACGACCATCGAGGGCGAGGACGTGGAATGCCCCAGCGGCGATCCGGTGGAGGTGAACGGCGAGATGGTCAAGCCGCTCAGCCGCACCTTCATCCCGGCGAAGGTCCAGGACAACCCGGCGCTCATGGCCAGCGGCTACATCACGCGCCTGCAGGCCCTGCCGGAGCCCCTGCGCTCGAAAATGCTCTACGGGGACTTCCTGGCCGGCCGCGAGGACAACGCCTACCAGGTCATCCCCAGCGCCTGGGTGGAAGCGGCCATGGAGCGCTGGAAGACCACCGACAAGCCAAAGGTGGCCATGACCGCCCTGGGCGTCGACGTGGCCCGCGGCGGCAAGGACAAGACCTGCCTGGCGCCGCGCTACCTGAACTGGTTCGACAAGGTGAAGACCTTCCCGGGCAAGGACACGCCCGACGGCCAGAGCACGGCCATGCAGGTCCTGCTCATCGTGCGCGACCAGGCGCAGGTGGTGGTCGACGTCATCGGCGTGGGCAGCTCGGCCTACGACAGCCTGGCCGGCAACGAGATGGTCGACCGCGTGGCCTACGCCGGCTCCGCGGCGAGCCATGGCACCGACAAGTCCAAGACCCTGAAGTTCATCAACAAGCGGGCCGAGGACTACTGGAAGTTCCGGGAGGCCCTGGACCCGGCCAACCAGGAGGAGATCTGCCTGCCGCCCGATCCCGAGCTCAAGGCGGACCTCTGCGCCCCGCGCTGGAAGCCCATGACGAGCGGGATCCAGATCGAGCCCAAGGATTGCGGCCAGGCGAAGACCACCGGCGGAACATGCTGCGTGAAGCACCGCATCGGCCGCAGCCCCGACAAGGGCGACGCCGTGGTCATGGCGGCCTCGGTCGACGTGAAGGTGCCCAAACGCCCGCAGAAGCCCAAGAACGTAGTCCCACCAACCCCTCAAGCGTGGATGGCATGACGCCGGCACGCTCAACCCGGGCCATCGAGCCCACATCCGGAGCACCAGCATGAAGAAGGAAAGCGCCAAGCAGTCCGGCGAACCGCTCAAGAGCAAGTCCCAGAAGGCGACCATCCCCGCCAAGCCCCCCACCGGCGGCAACGACAAGGCCGTCGGCAAGGAGATCGCCGGGTCCAAGGGCACCGGTGGCAAGGCCATGGCCAAGAAGGGAGGCCGCAAGTGAGCAAGAAGGAGATCGGCATCCCCAAGAGCGCGCCGGCGTCCGTCAAGCGCAAGGACGACGCCTACGACAAGAAGCACGGCCTCAAGGAGGGCTCCAAGGCCGACCTGAAGGCGGACAAGAAGCTCATGAAGCAGGCCCGGAAGGGAGCGAAGTAGCCGTGGCCAAGACCCGACCCTCCCCCAAGGGCAAAACCACTGCAGCTGCCATGCCGATGCCCGAGTCCGAGCGCCAGAGCCTGCGCATCGAGAAGATCGAGAACGGCTACCTGGCGCATCACACCAACGACGGGCCGAAGGGCTACCAGACGAAGACCGTCTTCCACGCCCAGAAGCCCATCCTCACCGTCACCGCAACCCCGGCCGCTGCCCCGGCCAAGAAAGGAGTCAAGAAGTGACCCTCACCCTGATCATCTCCCACCTGGTCGTCCTCGCCCTGGGCGGCTATCTCTACCGCAGCTACGCCGCGAAGGCCGTAGCCGAAGCCCAGGAAGCCAAGGCCTGGGCCGAGAGCGAGCTCGAAGACTTCAAGGCCGCGGCCGCGAAGGACGTCGCCGCCCTCCGGGCGAAGCTCCCCGGGGCGCTCCGATGACCATCAAGATCAAGCCCAGCCACAAGGGCGAGCTGCACAAGGAGCTGGGTGTGAAGCCCGGCAAAAAGATCCCCGAGAAAAAACTGGCCGCGGCGGAGCACTCGAAGAGCCCGAAGGAGCGCAAGCAGGCCCAGTTCGCCGAGAACGCGAAGAAATGGAGCCACAAGTGAACCTGGTCCCCGTGAAGTCCTCGAACATCCAGAGCGTCGGCTACGACCCGAAGACGCTCGTCCTGGAGGTGAAGTTCAACAGCGGAAAGCATTTCCGCTACCTGAACGTGAACCCCAAGGTGCATGACTTCCTGATGCAGGCCGACTCCATCGGCAAGTACTTCAGCATGCACATCCGCGGGCACCACACCGCCGAAGAGGTGCTGGCGAAATGAAGCGACCCCGGCAGAAGCCCTACACCCAGCGCGGCATCCGCCGTGTGCCCTGCGCCCATTGCGGCCGGCCGTCCACCGCGGCCTGGTCGCTGACCCCCTGCGCCGCCGGCGGCCTGCAGCGCTGGATAGGGCTCTGCCGGGACTGCGACCTGGAGCTGAACGCCCGGGTCCTGGACTTCGCCCGGGTCGAAGGCCGCGAGGCCATGATCCGGGCCTACAAGGCGAGGGTGACGTCATGAGCCTGGATCTGCCCTGGATCACCACCCACGAGGCCAACCTGATCATGGACGTGGGCATCTGCGATGCGACCTTCCGGCTCAAGTTCCGGGACTGCATCCGCTGGAAGCTCACCCCGGGCGGCCACTACCGCTGGCTGAAGGTCGAAGTCCAGGAGATCGCCAACACGATGCCCAAGACCGGCTGAAATATCGACAAATTCGACAAACCCGTAAAACCCGGAGGGCCGTTTCTGGCCCTCCTCTCATATGAACGGGATGGTGGGGAGCGGAGATCGAACGATGCCCACCCCGTTGACCCCGCACTTTTCCCTCGAGGAGCTCACGAGCGTGGGCCCTCACACCGGCATCGACAACGATCCCCCCCAGGCGATCGCCGGCAACCTGCTGCGCGTGGCCGAGAAGCTCGAGCAGGCCCGGGCCATCTGGAACCTGCCGGTGCGCGTCTCCTACGGCTACCGCTGCGAGGCCCTGAACACCGCCGTGGGCGGCTCGCCGACCAGCGCCCACTTCCTCGGCCTGGCTGCGGATGCGATCCCCGAAGGGATGGACCTGCGCGCCGCCTGGGACGCCCTGGTGGCCGATCCCACGTTCTGCGAGGACGTGGACCAGCTGATCATCGAGCGCGGCTGCGTGCACATCGGCCTGGCGGTCCCCCAGCACGACAACCTGCCGCGGCACGAGCTGCGCCTGGACGCCGATGTGGATGGCGTCCGGACCTACCCGCTCTACGGCCACTGGGCGCCGAACGGCGTGGAAAGGGTCTGACATGGATCTGACCGGGATCGGATCAGCAGCGACCGCAATCTCCAGCATCGTGGGGAAGTTCTGGCCGGACAAGACCCAGGAGGAGAAGGACCGCATGGCCCTGGTGATGCTCCAGGCCCAGGGCGAGATCAACGCCAACGTGGCCCAGGTCCAGGTTGACCAGGTCGAGGCCGGCAGCAAGAGCGTCTTCGTCTCGGGCTGGCGCCCCTTCGTGGGCTGGGTCTGCGGCAGCGCTTGCGCCTGGAATTGGGTGGGGCTGCCCATCGCGAACTTCGTCGCGGCCATGCTGCACCGGCCGCTGGCCCTGGCCCCGGCGGACCTCACCCAGATGCTGCCCCTGCTCATGGGGATGCTCGGCATGGGCGCTCTCCGGACCTACGAGAAGCTCAACGGAGTGGCCGCGAAATGACCATCGGATCCGAGAAGGGCCCCATCTCTTTCCCCCGGACCGTAGATCGCGTCTTGACGTGGCTCATCACCGGCCTCGTGTCGTGGCTGTGCGTCTCCACGATGACGCTGCGGGAGCAGATGGCCGTCTCCATCGAACAGACCGGGACCATCCGGGCCGAGCAACAGAAGATCTCGTCCCGCATCGAGGCTCTCGAGCTGGCACAGGCCCAACACGGCTGGATTTCCAACAGGAGCACGCCATGATCCTCATGAACACCTCGAACGTCGCCGGCCAGCCTGGATACCGGCCTGACCTGTGCACGGGCGCTCTGGCGTCCCTGGCCGCGTCCGGCACCACCACGCAGGTCTTCGACCTGGACCACGAGAACTGGATGAACCAGGCGCCGGGCCCTGGCGTGCAGGCTCCCAACTCCCGCGGCTGGCGGAAGATCTGCACCGTGCTGCTGGCCCTGGCCAACGGCGTCACCAGCACCGGCGGCAGCGTGAAGGTCTACTTCAGCGACGACGGCACGGCCACCAACCAGGTGCCCGGCATGGCCAGCTACAACAACGCTGGCGGCCAGATGAGCTACTCGGGCGACCTGGCCCTGGCCTGCATGCAGCTCCTGGTGCCCAAGCGCTTCATGCGCGTGGTCATCACCAACGGCACCACTCCGCAGGGCGCCACGACCTCCCTCGCGGTTTCCACGATGGACATGTAGCCCATGGCCAACCAGCACACGAAGGCCCGGGACGACCGCCAGCGCGCCAATGACGAGCTGCTGGCGAACGCCCGCAAGCGCTTCAAGGTCGGGCAGGATGCCGAGAAGGACTTCCGCGAGGAGTTCACGCTCGACATGAAGTTCCGCGCCGGCGAGCAGTGGCCCGAGGCCATCAAGAGCCTTCGTGACCGGCAGAAGAAGCCGTGCTTGACCATCAACCGGCTGCAGCAGTTCGAGAAGCAGGTCACCAACAGCATGCGCCAGGCCATGCCGTCCGTGCAGGTCTCCCCGGGCGACCACGACGGCGACGAGGACACCGCGGAGGTGTTCCAGGGCCTCATTCGGCACATCGAGGACGAGTCCGACGCGGCCGTGGCCTACGAACGGGGCGGCACGAGCTCTGTGCGGGGCGGGAAGGGCTACTGGATCGTCCGGGCCCGCTACGTCGGCGAGGATTCCTTCGAGCAGGAGCTCTACATCGACAGCGTGCGCGACGCGCTGATGGTCACCCTGGACCCTGCCAGCCAGAAGCCCGACGGCAGCGATGCCAAGTGGGCCTTCGTCTACGCAGACCTGCCGACGGACGAGTTCCAGGAGGCCTATCCGGACGCCACCACCGGCAGCGACGAGGGCCTGGCCCTCCTGCATGCCCAGGCGCCTGGCTGGATGAACGGTAACGAGATCCGGGTGGCGGAGCACTACTACACCGAGTACGAGGACGCCACCCTCTACGAGACGAAGGACGGCAAGACCACCACCGAGGAACCCAAGGACTTCAAGCGCAAGCGGAAGGTCCGGATCCCCAAGGTGATGTGGGTCAAGATGACCGGCACGGAGATCCTGGAGGGCCCTCTCGAGCTGCCCATCCCGTGGGTCCCGGTCGTCCCCTGCTACGGCGATGAGCTGGTGGTGGACGGCAAGGTCATGCACGAGGGAATCATCCGGAACGCCCGGGACAGCGTCCGGATGAGCAACTACTGGGCCTCCAAGGAGGCCGAGACCATCGCCCTCGGTGCCAGCGCCCCCTTCATCATGGCCGAGGGCCAGGAAGAGGGCCACGAGTCCGAGTGGGCCGACGCCAACAACGCGGACCGCGCCTACCTGCTCTACAAGCCCACCACCGTGGGCGAGCACCCCACACCCCCTCCCCAGCGCAACGTGGCCGAGCCGGCCATCCAGGCCATCAGCGCGGCCCGCATGCAGTGCATCGAGGACCTGAAGGCCGTCACCGGAATTTTCGATCCCTCCCTGGGCAACCGGGACGCGGCCCAGTCCGGCGTGGCCATCCGCCAGCTGCAGACGCAGGGTTCGAACGCCAACTACCACTTCAGCGATAACCAGCACCGCTCCATCAAGCACACCGGACGGATCCTGGTGACGTGGATCCCGTTCATCTACGACACCGAGCGCGTGGTGCGCATCATCGGCGACGACGGCGAGCCCCAGCTGGTCACCATCAACGGCCCCAGCGGCCAGAAGGACCCCAAGACCGGCCAGGAAAAGGTCTTCGACCTCACGAAGGGTAAGTACCACGTGGTGCTGTCGGCCGGCCCCAGCTACGCCACCCGGCGCCAGGAAGAGGCCGCGTTCCTGGACAAGGTGGTCCAGGCCTTCCCGCAGCTCATGCAGGTGGCGGGCGACCTGGTCTTCCGGGCCCAGGATTCCCCGGGCGCCGAGGCCATCGCCGACCGGCTCAAGAAGATGCTGCCGCCCCAGCTCCAGGACGACGAGCAGGGCGGCCAGACCCCCATCCCGCCACAGGTCCAGCAGCAGATGGAGCAGGCGAAGCAGATGATCGGCCAGCTCAGCCAGCAGCTGCACCAGACCTTGGACAAGCTCCAGCAGGCCCAGAGCGGCAACGACACCAAGGTCCAGGTGGCGGCCATACAGGAGGAGACCAAGCGCCTGGTGGCCCTGCTGATGACCGGCCAGAAGGCCGCGGCCGTCGAGCTGCAGCACACCGTCGGCGTCCTGGACGCCCAGGCGGACCGGGACCATGCCATGGCGATGGCCCAGCTGCCCCCGCAGGCGCCCCCGGGGCAGCCCGGGCAGCCCGGGCAGCCTGACGGCTCCGGCGCGCCCGCAGACCCCAGCCAATCTTCGATTCCCGCCCCTGCAGCCTCCAGCGGATCGCCCGCAGGCCTGGCACCGCAGGGTCCCACTTCATTCGCTGGCGCTCCTGGCGCCGGTCAGGAGTAGCCATGCCGCAAGAAGCAGGACAGCAGCCGCAGGAACAGCAGTTCACCCCCGAGGAGCTGGCGCGCTACGAGCGCTGGGGCCTGGGTGTCAAGAACGATGGCGAACCCGCCGTCACCACCACCACGGAGGACCCCGCCCCGCAGGATCCCCCCGCCGACGCTGGCGCCGATGAGGTGCTGCACGAGGACGAGGAGCTGCACGAGGAGGGCGAAGAAGGCGCCGGCGACGGCACCCAGCCCCCGAAGAAGAAGTCCGGTGTCCAGAGGCTCAAGGAGAAGCTCCAGGTGGAGCGCGAGGCCCGCATCCGGGCCGAAGAGCGCGCCAAGATCCTGGAGGAGACCCGCAAGCCCGCAGACCCCGTCCAGACCCCTCCGGCCCCTCCCGTGCCCGCGGCGCCCAAGCCGAAACCCCAGCCCGGGGACTTCGACACCAACGCCGAGTACATCGACGCTCTCACCGATTGGAAGATCGAGGAGCGCGAGAAGGCCCGCGAGACGGCCACCAAGGCCGAGCAGGCCAAGACCGAGGCCCAGACCAAGCAGACCACCTGGAACGAGCGCCTGGCGGCGGCCAAGACCCGCTATCCGGACTTCGACCAGGCCCTGAAGACGCCCTTCCCGATGTCGCCGGCCATGCGCGAGGCCATGCTCGAGTCCGAGCTGGGCCCCGATCTCGGCTACTACCTCGTGAAGCACCAGGAGGAGGCCCAGCGGATCGCCGCCATGACCCCCGCCGCGGCGGCCCTGGCCCTCGGGACGATCCAGGCCAAGCTCACGCCCGCCAGCACCCCCCAGACTACCCAGACGCCCCCCAGGACCACCCAAGCTCCGCCCCCGCCCACCCCGGTAGGCGGCCGCCCGATCCCTGCCGTCGACACGACGAAGCTGAGCGACGAGGAATGGCTGCAATACCACCGGAAGCAGCGCACGGGGCGATAACCCGAACCCGTTTTTGGGGACTTTACATCCCCTTGGAGCAACACCATGAGCAACAACATCCTTACCCACCAGATCATCGCCCGCGAAGCCGCGGCGATGTTCCAGGAGGGCACCCCGTTCATCTCCCGCATCAACCGCAAGCGCGAGCGCGAGTTCACCAAGGAAATCGCCGGCTACCAGGTCGGCCAGACCGTCACCGTGAAGATCCCGCCCGCGAGCCAGGTCTTCACCGGCAACGTGTTCGCCGGCGGCGGCAACGCCCCGGACCAGGTGGAAAGCTCGGTCTCCCTGACCGTGTCCACCCAGCAGCACGTGCCGCTGGCGTTCACCGCCATCCAGAAGGCGATGTACCTGGCCGAGTTCAAGGACCGGTTCCTCAAGCCCGCCATCCAGACCTTGGCCAGCCAGGTGCAGGCCAACATGCTGACCATCGCGAAGAACAGCATCGCGAACACGGTCGGTCTCGCCGGCAGCATCCCCACCTCCATGCTCACCTACGGGCAGGCCCGGGCCAAGCTGGAGAACTACCTGGCCCCGGACAACGACCGCACCCTGCTGTTCAGCTCGGACGCCAACCTCAACCTGGTGGACGCCTCCAAGGGCCTCCTGAACCCCACCAAGGAAGTGGCCGAGATGTTCTACAAGGGCTACCTCGGCGCCGCGAATGACTTCGAGTTCTTCGAGTGCCAGTCCCTGCCCGTGCACACCAACGGCAACCAGGCCGCCTGGACCATCAACGGCGCCTCCCAGACCGGGAGCACCCTGGCCATCGGCTCCCTGACCAGCACCCAGGTCATCAAGGCCGGGACCGTGTTCACCATCCCCGGCGTCTACGCCGTGCATCCCCTGCTCGGCACGCCCTACCCCTACCTGCGGCAGTTCGTGGTCACCGCGGACTACACGGCGACCGGCGCCACCGGCACCATCAGCATCTACCCCAGCATCAACTGGGGCATCGGTTCCGGCGGCAGCACCAGCATGACCTCGCTGCCCACCGTCAGCGCGCTGCCCACCAACGGCAATACCGTCACCCTGCTGGGCGCCGTCTCCACCGGCTATCGGCAGAACATCGCCATCCAGCGCGACAGCTTCGCGGGCGCCTTCGTGCCCCTGCCGGTGCTCGCCTCCACCGAGGGCTACACCTTCACCACGGATGACTTCTCGATCCGGGTGATGACCTTCGGCGACGGCGTCAACGACCTGGAACGGACCCGCATCGACGTTCTGTGGGGCATGATCGGCGTCCGCCCCGACCACGCCTGCAGGATCACCGAGTAGCCCACCCCAACCCGCCCGGGGCCCTCTGTGGGTCCTGGGCCTCCTTCTGGAGACTCAAATGACCGCAGGAATCTACGAGGGGAACACGCGGGGGCAGTGGCTCATCAACCTCACCATCTCGCCCGCCATCGTGGCGGCCAACACCACCGCCACCCAGACCTTCACCTTACCCGGCCTCAAGACCACCGACTTCATCACCGACATCACGAAGCCCACCCTCCAGGCGGGCCTCGGCATCGTCGGCTACCGGATCACCGCCCTCGACACGCTGGCGATCGACTTCTCCAACAACACCGGCGCCGGCATCACCCCCACCGCGGGCGAAACCTACCTGGTTGGCGTGTGCCGGCCGGACAGCGTCACGCTCCCCACTTCCCTCCCGAGGTAGCCCATGACCTACGTCTTCCAGGAATTCCCCAAGGCGCTCTACAAGAACGGCGTCCCGTCCGCCACCGCCAATGACCGTGACGAGCAGGCGGCCCTCCTCGCCGAAGGCTACGAGCTGCCGCCCTCCAACGAGCCGCCCCCGGCGCCCTGCGAGGGCTGCGCCGAGCGTGAGGCGAAGATCGCCGACCTCGAGCAGCAGCTGGCCGACCTCGTCGCCAAGCGCAGCCGCAAGCCCGCGGCCACGGAGTAGCCCATGACCAAGACCATCCGCCTCGAGAACGCCGACACCTCCGACCACAAGGTCACTGTGGAGGTGTGGGACAAGGGCCAGAACGGTGAACCCGACCGCCTGAGCCACACCGACCACATCTACCACCCCACTGCCATGACGAGCCAGACCATCCACAACGGCCGCTACCTCGTCGTCAAGGAGGCCTAGCCCATGGCCACCGTCGCCGTCCAGGATCTCATTTCCGCTTCGCTGCGCCTCATCAACGTGCTGGGCGTGGGTGACAGCCTGGACGCCGACACGGCCAACAATTGCCTCTATGCCCTGAACGACATGCTCGACGGGTGGAACCTCGAGAGCCTGATGATCTACACCATCACCTCGAGCACCTGGAACCTGGTGGCGGGGAAGCAGACCTACCAGATGGGCCCCACGGCCGTGGCTCCGGACTTCCCGGCCCCGCGCCCGGTCAAGATCCAGGCGGCCGGGATCCTCATCAACGGCATGGAATTTCCCCTGGATCTGCTGGGCGATGACGAATGGGAGGCCACGGCGCTCAAGAGCCTGGTCTCCTCCATCCCCACGGCGCTGTACAACCAGGGCTCCTACCCGAACACGGCGCTTTCCCTCTGGCCGCTGCCCGGCGCGCCCTATCAGCTCGTGCTCTACACCTGGCAGAACATTCCGGCCTTCGCCACGGTCAACGACCAGGTGAGCTTCCCCCCGGGATATGCCGAGGCCCTGCGCTACAACCTAGCCGTGCGGCTGGCCATCGAATTCCAGCGGCCGCTCTCGCCGGCCATCGCTGACCTGGCCACGTCCTCGAAGGCCAAGATCAAGCGCAACAACGAGCAGCCCCCGCTCATGAGCTGCGATCCGGCCATCCTGGGCGGTCCCCGCTGGGGGAGCCTCTCGGACTTCCTTGGGGGGCGCTGATGCGGTTTCCGGGGTTCATCGGGGGCACCTACCTGCTGCAGAGCGTAAACGCCGACTGCCAGCGGTGCGTGAACCTGTTCCCCCAGATCAACGAGCAGCGCACGGCCGGCAACGGCGAGATTGGCAGCCTCGTCCGGACGCCGGGCCTCACCCTGCTCGGCACCATCGGGGTAGGTCCGATGCGCGGGCTCTACACCGCCAGCAACGGCAAGCTCTACTGCGTCTCCGGGGCCGGGCTCTACGTGGTGGACACGACCGCGTGGACCGGGAGTCTCCTGGGAACCCTGAACTCGAGCCGCGGCCGGGTCAATTTCATCGACAACGGCGCGCAGCTCATGGTGGTGGACGGCTCCGGCTACGTGCTCACCTTCGCGACGGGAGCATTCACCCCACTGGTCGGTGTCACCGGCTGGCTGGGGTCCAACTGCGCCGCCTACCTCGACCAGTGGGGGATCTTCGCGGTCCCGGGGTCGAACGCCTTTTTCACCTCCAACCAGCTTGATCTCACCACCTACAACGGCTTGAACGTCGCCTACAAGACCGGGTTCAACGACCCCATCGTCAGCATCATCGTCGACAAGGGCAACGTCTGGCTGCTGGGTTCCGAGACCTCGGAGGTGTGGTACAACGCGCAGAACGCCCCTCCCGGCATCGTCCTTTCCCGGATCCCGGGTTCCATCCTGGAGATCGGCTGCTGCAGCCCCCACACCCCCCAGCAGATCCTCAACACGGTGATCTGGCTTGGGGATGGCAAGCATGGCGCC